AATTTACGACCTAGCGCAAGAGGTGTAGGTTTACTTTTCATAATTAAAAAAGGAAGATCGAGATACTATTATACCCCAATCCTCCATAAAAGTACAATTCTAATTAAGCAAACAAACCAAAGGAATGCGCAATTTGAATCATTTTCTTGCTTGGGTTACCAACACGATACTTAATTGTTGGTTTGCCACTTGCTAGCTTTGCTTTGTTTGCGTAAACACAAACACCTTTGCTACGAAGAGCGTGGATTGCAGATGTTGGATTTTGCAATCCAAACATACCGCTGATTTGACTAGGCGTGGCGGTAGAACCTGATTTCAGGTATGCTTCAAGTCTAGATAATTTACTCATAGTTACTCCATTATGTTGATGATATAGCCGTTAAGCTACTTCCATTATACCATATTCACGCAGTTCTGTAAAAAATTCTTTATCTTCTTCTGAACTTTTTACTAGATCTTTAGCAATTTTGGTATTTGATTTGACTTGGGCTTCTTGAGCTTCGATCAAATTAGGTGCGGGGAACTTATAGTGTCCACGTGAAACCTTGTCTCCTTTGACAAGCCACATTGGATAACCAATCTTTTCTCCTCCATCGGCACGTTTAGAATGTAGTTCTGCAAATAGTTCTTCTACTTCTAAACGAGTGATGCTGTATTGGGACGCCAGTGCAGGGCGAATAGTGATGAAAGCATCGATGCAACGCTTTTGGGTTTTGGTGAGGTTAGTGTAGTTCATATAATTCCTTAGAAGGGGATTTCAGTTGATGATTGAGGAGTAGTACTCACGACTGGTGCAGGAGTAGCAACCTTTTCGAATAGATCTGCGAAAGCATTGCGAGTGATATCGTCAAACCTATTGATACACAGTTCAACTGCTTTCTTCTTATCTTTGAAGATAGAGAATGCTCGAACAATATGTACCAAGCGGCGGGTTGTAATAGTCTCATCTACACCGCCATCTGCAAAAGTCCTACGAATTGCATCTGCCCACTTAACGAGAGTGTCTGCAAAATCCTCATCTTTACATGAGTAGGACTCCATTAGATTCATAACAATCTTACGTTCAATAGCAGCGGATGGATAATCCTGATTGAAGGTGATTGCAAAGCGCTCAAGGAACGCCTCATTTAAAACATTTGTGCCAATATAACGGCCATCTTCTGAACCCTTACCTTTGGTGTTTGCAGTGGCAAACACAGTGAATCCTTCGGCAGGATAGACCAATTCATTCTTCAATTTGAAGTAGAATGGTTTACCTTCAAGGATAGGTTGTAGACACAGAAGAGTGTTGGCAGAGCCAGCATCAATTTCGTCTAGCAAAAGAGGTATGCCTGAGCGCATAGCAATAAGCACTGGGCCTTCAACCACTTCAACATTACCATCAACTAATGTTTTAGATCCGATCAGTTGATCTTCATCGGTCATCATGTTCAGATTGACACGAATAAGAGGGCGCTTGTTTTTGGCGCAGCATTGCTCAACGGTAGTAGACTTACCATTGCCTGTTGGTCCTGAGATATAAGCAGGGTAGAATTGACGAGACTTGATGATGGTATCAATGTCACGATGGTTACCAAATATGACGTAATTAGGATCCACTTTTGGAACCAAAGACGTGGTGTCTTCAATTTTCGCCATAGGTTTTACTGGTGTTTCAGGTTTAGAAAAGTCTGCTCCATCAGTTGGAACGGCATAGAGACCACGACCCACTCGATTTTGCATAAGCCAAGTGGGGTACTTGGACGTAGCAGTTAGAGCCATGACTTCGACAATCTGAGCTCGACTTACTTGTCGAGTTGACTCGGTGTCGGGAAATTGTTTGAAAAGAACAGAGAGAAAGTTTGTATCCATAATGTAGAACTTAGTAGGTATAGATCTATTATATCAAATAAACGAATTAATGTACACTGTTTTATGCAACCATTCCAATAAATTTGTTAAGAACCACTCTAGAAGTCTTGCGAGTATTCATAGAGTTGCCAAGAACACGAGCAATAGAACTTGCAGACATATCTTCATTGATCTTACCCAGAGTGTCATCCTGAATCTTAGACGTAGATGACAATAGATACATTTCATCCCGACCTGGAACATTCTTAAGAACACAGAACTTATCTTTTCTCAAAGAATTTAAGATATGAAAAGCCGCATCTAAATCACTTGAACCATTACCTGTTGGCATATTGATTCTAACAAATGCACCACTAGCTCGTTGTGTGGTATTCATGATAAAGAATGCTACACTTTTGACTTGGTATCTATCACGAATAATCTTCAAAAGTGTTCCAGTCTGCTCATGAGACTCTACACCGAGTTCATAATCTTTCTTAGTAATTGGATCACGTAAGTAGCACTTAACACTTACTTTCTTATATTGGCCAGTTTGATCATACTCATAATCAGAACCATTCTTAATGCGGAACTTTTCATTTCCTTGTATTGCACCACCTTCACCATCGGTTAGTGTGATGAATGTAGTCTTTTCAACTCCTGTGTTAGCAATGAATTTTCCAAGATAGTCAACCATGAATAGAAGAGCCTGATTCAATGGAGTTCCTTGCAGACCGTATTTGCGCATTCTAGTATATGGTTTGCACATCATATAGTCGATCATCTTATTGAACTCTACATTAGACATTTTGTTAGAGAACAACTCTAACAAATGCACGGCACCATATAGACCATTTTCATTAGTTGCAATAATCTTAGGTTCAGTTCTACGTTTTTCATCACAATAACCATCGGTAAATGCAAACACCTGATATGGAATTTGAATACGCTGACAGAACATAGCCAAGTTCATAACTTGTTCAACGGTCTCTTCCATATAGTCAGACATAGAACCTGACCAATCTAAGAGAAACACCATTCCATGTTTCTTACCATCTTGCACCGTCATGATCTGACGAAACAAATCATCTTTAAGTTTATAAGCATATAGCTTTTTGCTGTCGAGTTGTCCAAGCTTAGAGATCTTAGCGCGGCGGTATGCAGTAGCAGACTTGCGCATTTCAAACTCTTTGACAAGGTAGTTCACCATGTTAGAAGAATTAGACTTAAACTTTGCAATGCTAGATTTTCCAAGAAGAACATTATCCGAAAGTGCTTCAGCAAAATCAGGCAGGATCTTTTTATAACTTACGATGATGTCTTCTGGCGTTTTAGACAATGAAGGTTCAAAGTAACGAGTGATTAAAGACTCATCTGCAAGTTGCTCTAGCTTTTCATCAAACTTTTGTAGTGTAGTTGGTTTCAGTTCATCCATGATCTCTTTTTCAGGATCTGGTGAGGTTGGCTTTGGCTTTGAAGATTGACGTGGAGATTCTTCCTGTTCTTCGTCTTCGTCTTCGTCTTCATATTCATCATCTTCATCGATGTAGTCATCATACATAGAAGACTCATCGTCTTCATCAGCTTCTTCGGCTTCTTCGGCTTTACCACGAGTATTTGTGACTTTACGCTTTTCAATCTTTTCTTTAATAGTATCTTTGCTATAGGCAAAGATTTCTTCGGCAAGAGCAATTACTTCTTTTGCAGTAGAACACTTATCTACTCGACGAATCAGTTCTTGTTCTTCGGCATTGAATTGTACACCACAGCTGAAGCCAACTTTGAAGTATAAGTTGATGCGGTCAATCAATAGGAGTTTAGAAAGATCACGATCTTTAACGCCAAAGAAGTCGCGATCGTTCAGTTCACGATATCCAGTGTTGAATGACTTGCGTGAACCAGGATAACGTTCCTTCATCTTCTTTTCGATGCGAACATCCTCAATCACATTAGCATAATCTTTAAGATGCTTCTTTTCTTCAAAGACTACACCGTAGGAATCTATCTCTGTGTAAAGAGCGTGGCCGACCTCATGCATCATGAGCATTTCTTCGATCGTGAGTGTCATTTCCTTCCATCGTGGAAGAAGTAGAGTACGACCTTTGATGTCAAACGCAGCAGTTTTAATGTTGCTGCGAATAATGTTGATGTTCTCGGTGGCCAGCAATTTTGCCAGCATGTCTTGAGATTGAGTGTTTGTTTGTATAACCATGTGTCTATTATACCACAACTACGAATTAATGTACACCGCTAAACAATAGAAGAAAAATCATTTTTCTTCTCAAACTTGATTACTGAGTGAAATTTATCAAAAAGTTGGTCTCCCTTATGGCTAATCACGAAGATATTAGACTTGTCGCCTATAGCATTCATGATAGATAGGAAGTAATCTGTACCAGAGTTGTCAAGGCTTGAGTCAAAGATTTCGTCTAGAATTAGAAGATTTGTGTTCACAGAGTTCTTCATCTTAGCAATTTGACGCCATGTAAACAAGATTGCTAGATCTATACGCATCTTCTCACCTTCCGAAAACGAATCATATGTGAATTCATCTCGAAAGCGAGACTTGATTACCTCATTAAATGATTCGTCTAATTCAAAATGAACATAGAAATCCATTGCTGTAAGATAACTATTGATAAGTTTGTTCATGACAGGAAGATATTCCTTAATGATAGCAGTCTTAATGCCCGTATCTTTTAGTAATAGTGCAGAAACTTCTTGGATATTACGTTCTATAGACAGTTCATTCTTTTTATCAATTAAAACTATTGCATCATCAGCAACTTGTTTAAGTTTTTGTTTCTCTACATCAATATTTCCAGTGTCCTGTTTAGTAGCTTCAATGTCTTCATTGAGTTTCTTATTGCTTCGGATAAGTAACTTATTAGCGGTGATGGTTGCATTTGATTGTACATTTAATGCTAACAATTCTTTATTTAATTCAGTGAGTTTCTTTTGGCGCTCCATCAAATTATCATAAGCTTCTTGTAGAACATTAAGGTTGTCTATACTATCACTATACTCTTGATTAAATTTAGAACCAATATTTGTCTTATGCTCATGTGGAATATCTTGTTCACAAGATGGACAAGTGGTATTGTCTGCAAAGAATTGAAGAGTTTCTTCTATGTGTTCTTTCTTAGAATTTAACTTAGAACGAAGAGCAGCGGCTTTATCAATGTCTTCTTTAAGTTCCTTAGCGTTATCACCGGCCGCCATCATTTCATTCATCGTATCGCCCAGCACTTCCCAACGATCTTCATTGGCTTTGATCTCAGCATCATTGTCTGCAATCTGTTTACGAATGTGATCTACTTGTTCTTGCTTGGATGATACCATCGATGAAATGATTTTCTTTTGAGCAAGTACTGAGTTCTTAGCAATCTCAATCTTATTCTCAATATCGCGCATCTCTTCTTTAGTTTGACTAATACGTTCCTTTAGAATTATATTCATAGTGGAAAATATACTAATGTCAAGAATGTCTTCAATAACTTCACGACGTTGCCACGCAGGTAGTTGCATGAAGGGAACAAACGATGCTGAACCGAGGATGATAACCTGTGTAAACGTCTTATAGTTAAGACGTAGAACTTGTTGCTCTAATACTTTTTGATAATCTTTTACTGCAGCATCTTGATTAATCATAACACCATTGAGATAAATTTCAAAGATGCTTGGTTTTATACCACGGACAATCTTATATTCTAATGTACCAATTTCAAACTCAATAGTGACTATACAGTTTTTACCGTTGATTGAATTTACAAGTTGTGGTTTATTGATATTACGGAATGGCTTCCCAAATAACGCAAACGTTAACGCGTCTAACATCGTAGACTTGCCTTCACCATTCTTACCAATGACTAAAGTACTTGCAGATTTATTGAGGATAATTGTATTAGCCGAGTTACCAGTTGATAGAAAGTTTTGCCAAGTCAAAGTCTTAAATATCAGCATTAGACAACGTCCTTATTGAGTGCTTCAGTGTACAAAGCTTTCATAAAATTCTTTACCTTATCTTTGTCAACATCAGTTTCAACAGAATCGATATAATCAGACAGCACACTAGATGTATCTTCTAGGTTAATGTTCTCATCAACCTGACCATCACTAAACTCTGAGAAGTTTTCAATGATCTTTACTTCAAGTGGATTATTAAGATAAACTCGGTTTATAAACTTATCAAATTTATAAAAGTCAGTTTTATTAATGACAACTATCTTTACATACTTGTCAGTTGCAAAACTAGTATCAACTTTATCTGGATCTTCTTTAGCATCATCATACTCGTATCGCTCAAATAAACTATACGGATTTTGAATAAACTCAAGTGTACGAGTGTCAAGATCAAAGAGATGAAAACCACGAGGATCTTTATAATCTTGCCACGTTAATTCATACGGGTTGCCAAGATAAAACACATGACCATCGTTAGACCGATGATGATAGTGTCCGGAAAAAACCATGTCAAACTTATTAAATGACTCTTTAGATAATCCATCATGAGATTCTACTCCTCTATACATAGCAAATCCCGAAATCTCTAGGTGACCCATACAAATTTCGGCAACAGTGTTCTTAATCTCGTTCATTGAATCTTCATAATTATCTGTGCAGATCCAAGGGAGAAAACAAACTGGTATTCCAGCAACATTAACAGTTTCTGGTCTTGTAACAATGACAATGTTACTATATTCTTTCAATGTTAACTCGGGGCTGTTAACTTCATTGGTGTTCTTAAAATATGTATCATGATTACCAGCAATCATAGTGATAAAGATACCAGCCTCAAAAGCCTTATCAAAGAAGATCTTCTTAGTGCGTGATAGTGTATTGAAGTTTATATATTTACGACGATCAAAGGTATCACCAAGGATAAGCATTGTTGTAATATTGTGTTCTTTAAGCTTAGGAAAGAAAACATTCTTATAGAAGTTCTCATAATAATCTAAACATTGAACACTATCACCACGAGCACCAAAGTGCTGATCAGTTATGATTGCTACTTTCATTGTTTCCTAGCTTCCATCATCCTATCATATCCATATGCATGATACAAAAATTCAATGAACTTATCAATCTCTGCTTCATTAGCTTCTGGCAATTCACAATATACTGAAGCAGCTAATGCAACTTTGTCTAACCAGTCTCTATCATTCATGACGGATATCATCACTAAAAAATGGATTGTTATCTTCGTTTATAATTATCTTTGGGTCGTCAATAAAGTTAGCAAGTGATTGTTTTAACTTTTCTTTCTTTTTCTTTTCTTTATTCTTTATAAAAGAATCGTCAAAGTTAGAATTTGATTGGATAAATGCGGTGTAAGCATTCTTAAAGTCTGCATCATCATCATGGCCTTGTAGATCAAATGAGTCAAATGCCATATCTTGAATGAGTTTACCTTTGATGTATGATTGCTTCTTTTCCTTGGCAATGCGGCGAAGGAAAGCAAAGTATATTACTTGTGTAAAATAGGAAAATGGATTTGAAGATTTCTCTGGATCAAAAGAATGCATACATTGAACACAGTTTTCAATTCCATCAAGAATCATATCATCTTTATATGAATAATTAATAAAGTTTGATTTTCTACTTAGACCAGTAGCAATCTTCATAATACATTCACCAAGATATTCTGGGATCCTGGGAATTGTAGTTGAGTTAGCTCGAGCTGCTAGTAATTTTTCTCGGTAATCCTTAATGGACTCGAGCATCTGAGCATTATTTACATAGTGAGTTGCCATTAAAATTCCAGTTTGTTTTCTCTATTATACACTATAAGATAGATATCGTACAATCTAAATTAGACGCATTTAGATTTTTTATATTGTACAATTGAAAATGTGTATGTTATAATAAATCTCTGGGTTTCATATTAATGTAAGATTCTACCCTTTGATATATCAGTCTGTTCTTTGGCTGGTTGAACATCATCGTTATTATCTGCTGAATTCATTGCTTTAATAATACGGGCATAGTATGGTATCATATTAGGATCTAGTTTCTTCTTATAGATTAGATTCCTGTGATGGAAAGCAAATACGTTGTCTTCGGCAAAATGGCAGAACCTAGATGTTACAGCTTGCTCAATATGATCACCGTCTCTAATGGCATGTACCATTTGTATAATTATAGGATTTAGTACAACGATTCCTTCACTAACATCGTTCAGTAATGTGCCAATTACTTGTTCGCCTGTTATTAGTTTAAATACTACGTATTCATTCAACTTGTACCTCCACAATTTTATACACAAACTTTTCTTCGGAATACGTCTTTAGTCTTTCTGCTAAGTGACCAAGCGTGTGATTCTTATAGGATTTCCAGTGTAGATCATCACTAATATCATATAGATTACAGTGAGTCTTACCTTCTTTTAGTCTTAATCCTCGACCAATAGATTGTAGGTTACGAATCTTAGACTTACTTGGTGAAGCAAAGATAACGTTCTCTATCGATGGAATATTTATACCTGTGCTGAAGACTCCAAATGAAGCAATACAGATAGCATCAGTTTCATTCTCCATAAGCTTACGAGCTTCTTCTCTAGCTTCAGTATCGGTACCACCGTAGATAAAGAATACTTTTCTCTTATCACCAGCCTTAGCTGCAATCATTTCATGCAGAATTTTACCATGCTTAGCAACCATTTGGAATAATACTAGTGTGTTGCCTTCACAATTTAGTGTAAGATTACGAATGAATCGATTGCGTTTCTCATGTCCAATGATAAAATTAATTTCATCTGGATATTGAGCTCTATTCATTATCTTACATGATGTCTCATCATACTTTAGTACGATACAAGTGATCTTAAGATTTGCTACTCTGTTTGAATCCATTAGCTCACGAGTAGAAATAACTTTATGAACTGGTCCAAAGATTCCTTCTAGAACAAGTTTATGTACTTTCTTATCGTCAAGTGTACCAGTAGTACCTATACGATATTGTACGTTAGCCATCTTATCCATAACCGACGTAAGAGATTTTGCTTTAAAGTTGTGAGCCTCATCGCCAAAGATAACATCAAACTGATTAAACCAAGAAGCTGGTTGTTTATAGATTGACTGCCAAGTGCTAATTAACACATCTGCTTGCACATCTTTAGTGAATCCACTATATAGTTTTTGGCAATGACGATCAGTTTTCCATCCATTGACAGAAGAGTAATCCTCAAAGTCTGTATATAGTTGTTCAACCAATGATGTAGTTGGAACTATAACAATACACTTTCTCTTATTCTCAAGGTGCCATCTCATTGTAGTATAGATGATGAATGACTTACCAGAAGCAGTAGGAGATAACAATAAAACACGTTCGTCTGTTAGTGCTTTATGAACAGCATCTACTTGATAGTCATATATTTCAATTGGTACTCCACGAGAAGATGGGGTTAACCACTTAGAATATTCTACAATCTCTTCACGAGCAATAGTGCTTACCGGCACTACATCATTAATATACTTAATTTCGTATTGGTTACGTTCTGCAAAAGCAATAACATATTTTAGAAGACCAACATATAATGTTTTGCGATGCATATCGTACATGCGAATCTTCCCATCCCACTGTCCGCTTCTATAAGCAGGTGTGAACTTATAGCCCTCTACCTGAAAGGTAAAGAATTCCGAGAGTTCTTGTGTGATTGAAGGATCCGAATAGATCCGCAAGTGAACGTTGTTTATCTTCTCAATTGTAATCATTATGCGCCAGCAACGAATTGTTTCCAAGTGATAGCATTTCTAATTTGCCAATCACGGGATTTTATTTGACCAAGTATAGACTCTAGTGCTTCTACCATTCCTTTTATATATGCGCTCTTTATGTTAATCTTATTTAGATCAGAGTCACCTTCAAGGAATTCATCCATCTCATTCTTCAGTGGTTTAACACCTTGCCATTGATTCCAATTAAGTTCAATGAGTTCGTCTTTGCTCATTTCACCACGATAGTATCGAAATTTCTTTTGCCGAAGTGTGTTGTATTCTGCAGTAAGTGCAGATAGCTTCATCTTATGTTGAATAAGAAAGCGTAAATATTTTGCGTGGAGTTGTGGGCTCTTAACTGATTCGCGATCAAGATGATCGCTGTTGATATTGCAATCAACGTCCCAAAGGTCATGAAGTTCATCAATGTTCATAATTTATTTCAGTGATAGCCTTTCGGCTAATAATTAAACGAATCTATAATAGGAATACGTAAAGTTTGCGCTTCCAATTAAGTATGTTACATCCTGATTCGTAGATGTAAAAGTTATACTCTCTAAACTCTGAGGAATACAGTCTGCAAATTGTATAGTCTGTATAGGATTATTATCATTTCCAAGTATTACTAGTGTAGCATCCGAAGATGATTTTGCCACCTCACTCATAGCTGCAGGTACTGCACCTCCAATGGTGGTAGTATACTGAGCATAATCTTCTGGAAATCCTAATCCTATAATCCAATTGTGAATTGCTTTATAGTTGTCCATCTTATCGTCGATTAAGAACTGAACTCTAAGAGTATCAAAATCAATCTGATCACCTGCTAATGGAACTTTAGAAAATGGTGTTAACTGTGTTGCTTCAGGAAGAGTAATAGCCGGTAAAGAAACTTCTTGACAGAAGTAACTTAATGTTGACAATCTTTGAAGCGTGAACAAGTATCCATTAGGTGATAATGGGTTAATGTTTGTTGGAATTTGTGTAGCCATACTATTATTTATATGAAAAAAAGGGAGACCGAAGCCTCCCTTTTAAAATGTCTATCTTATGTAGACTTAACTTGATTACATCAAGTTGGTAACTGCTACCTTACGATAGTAGATGTTTTGTCCAGAAGCCATGCTAGTGAATGGATTTGATACCATTCCATAACGGGTCTTGAAACCAATTTTTGGTTGGAAGGTAGCTGGATCGATAGCACGAACTTTTTCTAGTGGCACGTATGGGCAATAGAAAAGACCAGCGTCGAATGCGGAAGTACCTTTGTAACCAGCAACGAAGAACTGAGTAGCCGCTTGGTTAGCAGAGTATGGATCAACATACACTTTGTACTTACCATTTAGAACACCAGCAAAAGTGGTGCTTGCTTCGTCAACGTTTAGGCCAGCATTAGAAGCTAATGCTGGAGCATAGTCAAGAACACCAGCCATTGCTAAAGCACTTGCAACATCTGAAGAACAGATGATGAAGTTACCACGGCCACGACGAGTTGTTTGAGCAATTGCATTAGCTTCACGTTCGATTTGGAACATTAGACCTTTGAATTTTTCAACTGACCAACGACCGTTAGCATCAACGTCCAAGTCAAAAGTACCAGCAGCTGCTGTACCAACTTGAGCACCAACTTTAGCGCCAACGTATACTGTACGTAGAACTTCACGGTTGATTTCGTTTAAGATTTCTGCTGAAAGAATGTTACTTAGTTCGCCTTCAGCGTCAAGACCGTGAACTGCTTTTAAGTCTTGTGCTAATTCAACAGTGTATTCTGCCTTTAATGCACGAGTCTTAGCAGTTACAGTAGTCTTTTCGATACTGAATGCCATTTGACCGAATGCAGTACCAGCGCCAAGATCTTCAGCGGTAAGTGTAGACATACCAGTACCAGTGGTATAGGTACCACTTAGTGGGTTAGAACCAGCGTGAACAGGAGATGCTGCGCCAGAGAAATCAGTATCTGCTTCGTTGAAAAGCGCTTCAGTACCGTCTTGAGCAGCATACTTGCTCTTCATTGCAAAGATCAAACCTGTAGGTTGAGTCATTGGCTGAACACCAGCGATGTCATAGGCGATCATCTGTGGAGCTGCACGACGTACTAGGGAAATAAGAACTGGGTCATAACCAGCCATATTTGCGTTAGTACCAGCACCACCTAGAGAAACACCATCACCACCAACGTTAGCAATTTCGTTAAGAGCTTGGTAGCTCTGAGACATTGCGCGTTCTTGGTTTTCTAGAAGAACCGCAGTTACTTCTTTACGATAGTTGGACTGAATAGGTGCAACTTCGGTGGCTTCCAGAATTGGACTCCACTTTTTAATTAAATCTTGACGTGTTGTCATTTTGTTTTCCTTTTAATGGATGTTTACTTTTTACCAAGTGCACGAAGAGTAGCAGCCATTCTTGGGCTGATAGTTTCTTCAGAAAGTTGCACTGGCTCATCTGTCACGACTGAGTCAACAGTCTTACTTACCTTCTTACCAAAATAATTTTCCTTAATGGTCTGAAGTTTCGTCTTGAAGGTGTCAACATCTTCGAAGGCAAGTTCTGCAGCTAGGCCGCTAAACTTCTCTACGTCGGTATCAACCATTCCTGCTGCAGATTCTGCAATCGCAGCAACTCTCTTCATTTCATTTACTTGCTTAGTTAGTTCAACATTGCTAGCCAATTGCTCGTCAAGTTTAGCCTTTACAGAACTAATCTCTTCTTGCATTTCGCCTAGAACATCAAACTTTTCTTCAGGTACATCAATGTAGTGTTGCTCGAAAAGACCTTTCATACCTGTGATGAAACTCTCCATGATTTCACTCTTCATACCATTTTCAAGGGCAAGCTCATTATCTATCATCCACTGCTCAACTACGTAGTTAAGGTATCCATCAACTTTTTCAACAAGACCCTCTTTGATTTCTTCAACTTGCTCAGCAAGTGAAGTTTCAAACTGTTCATCAAGCTTAGCAATTTCTTGCTTAACTCGAGTTACTACAGCTGCTTCAAAAATCGTAGCAGCTTTAGTTTTAAATTCTTCTGTTAGCTCTTCACCATTGACAAGAGCGGCAACATCTTCAGAAACGTCTATAGTCATTTCGTCAACTTCTTCTGCCATCTTCTTAGTTGCTCTATTGATGCCCATTGTTCTTTTATTGATCAATTTTTTAGTTGCTTTTTTATCACCTTTTTCATCATCGCCATCGGAAGTAAGTCCGTAACGCTTAAGTTCATTACGATCATCTTTGGCTGCATTGCTGTAATTTTGAAGTGTTGACTTGCTCAACTCATCGAGTTCTTCGAACTCTTCTGATACTATAAATTCTTCTAGTTCTTCTAGAGTCATTTTAGCAAATTCTTCTGGTAGTGCAATTGTTTCTTCTGCCTGCAACTTCTTTGATTCATCAAGAAGGTCGGCAATTTTTTGTTCGATAGACATTTGTTTATTCTCCTAAACTAGATTATTTATTTATTACTTAATAGAATTCAGAAATTTCTGAAATGCTTTTACGGAAACTTCATTTAAACGCTTTGTTGGCGCATTAAGAATTTCTTTTTTAGATTCTTCAATATGCTTTTGTTCAAAGCGTCCATCGACAAAAACCCATTCCGCTGACTCCATAATACCTCTTACGAAAGCATCTGGTGCTGAAGGATCTGCGACGATGTCTGCTGCCGTTGACAACATAAAATCGTCTTGAACAACTTGTATACCTTCCTTATTCATACGAAGTGAACCAAGTGCTCTACTTGAAACACCGAGATTTGCTCCACCTTCAAGAAGGCTTCGTGCAATATTACCCATTGGTGTTTCCATGATCTTTGCTTTACCAATATAGTTAGTGCCTTCTTTACGAAGATCAACAATCATATGTGATACTCTATCTAGATTGATAGTTGGAGAATCTGGATGACCAAGTTCTCCATAAGCGGTATTCTTACCTACTTTTTCAAGCATATAACGTGCAACTTCTTTATCCATTGTAGACTCTGGATACATGCGTCCGTTACGATTCTTGACTTCTGATTGAAGAAATACACCTTCAATAAAATATTCTTTACCCTTACCGGTGTTCTCGGTAACTAGTGTACAGGTCTCTACAACTTCTTTAATTAGATACATAATTAGCTTCCTACCGCCGAGGTGTTATCGTATACACTAAACTCTGAAGGTTCAATCTTGCTTGAATAACCAGCTACTTTTTGTAAGCGCATCATCAGTTCAGCTTGACCTCCACTGATTGTAACAACAATATTAGACGTTGCTTCTGTGTTATCTGGAACCGTAAACTGTCCACTTAGATCTAATTGCCCAGTAGCGCTGGAAACAAGAGTGAATACTATAACGCCGTTGCGAACAATGCTTATAACGCCTGATACGTCACCGGTCCAAGTAAGACCCGTAATTACAACTCTTGGAGTTCCACCAGCAGTAAGTGCTTCAGTTGAACGAAGCAAATCAGTTGCTAAAGTAATGGTTGCAGAAGCAGCAGTACCTGCGACTTTAACTACACAATCTGTTTCTGTTAATTTTAAAAAGCTTTTAACGACTGCCATATTAGTTCCTTATTGATTATATTTATCATCAAATAGAGATTATTCTAAATCTTCGACTGCTACAGCAGGGTTAAACATAGATTGTGCTAGTTGAACTCTATAAGTGTCTAAACTAGATGACATTTTTTCAGCCATAGTAGCATCAAAGACATTTTCAATCTCAATTGAATCGCCTGAAATTAAAGCATCTACTAAATCACGTGTACTCATTTTTTATCTCCAGTATCTTGCATTTTACTGATATCGGCTTGGGCTTGTCCTTTTACCATCATATCATTTACTTCGCTAGCTTGTTTATCTGCGTTATGTGTTTCATTCTCTGCATCAATCTCTTCAATATCTTCATCATTAAGCATAAGAACTTTACGTTTAATATAAGTTGGAGAATAATATTTTCCAACAAATGGATCTAATGAAGTTAGTAAATTGATTCTACCCTGCATGATCTCATTTTCTTTGATCTCTGCAAAGTGATTGTCCTTCATGAAGTCAAACCGAATTTGTTGCATCATTTCAGGCCAATCTTCGATATTGATCACGCCTTTAACAACAAGCTGAATCTTTAGAGCATCAAGGAATAAGCTGGAGAATTTATTGCGGATTCTCCAAACAAACTTAGTAAACTTAATCTCATCGCGAGTAATCTCCGATGAACGACCCATATTGAATCCACCATCGCCTTTTAAACGACTCATTGGAACATTCAATGCTCGAAATAACTTTTCTTGAAAAAACTGAATATCTTCAATCTGACCAAGGGTTTGTCCACCAGGAAGTGTTGTAATTTCTGTACCTTTACCGCCTTCACGGCGTGGCATCCAAAAGTCTTCCATCATGGACATGTGTTTACGATCATCTCGGACTTCGCCGGTAGTTGCATCGTAAACAACCTTGTTGCGGAACTTATTCATCAAATCATTGACGTACTGTTCTGCCTTTTGCTTTGGTAGATTACCAACATCAACATAGAAAATTCTACGTTCTGGTGCTCTACTAATACGATAGATGACTAGAGAGTCTTCCATCATCTTAAGCTGATTCACTAACTTAATGGCCTTATGCAAGTATGATAGCATAAGACCTGTATTTTGGTCTACAACTCCTGATGGAGTGTAGAGAATAGAATCCACAGGAAGTTTAATTCCCTGTGTAGTAGATTCGGTAATACCTTTATCGTTATATAAGTAATACTCTTCTACACTCTTAATGATCTCCACACCCTGTTGATTCTTTTCTTTTCGCACATTCTTAATCTTACGAATCTTACGACAATCAACAGGTCGCAATTCAAGGATACCATTTTTTGGATTAGTTTCATCGAGTAGAATTTGATAATATATTCTACCGTCAACATACCAATTGCGAAAGATGTCATGCCCCTTTTGATCAAATTTCAAAAGAGTCATGACGTTCTTAAACTCGTCAGTGATCTTGGTTTTAATTCCAGCTGAAACCTTTAGATCGTCTAAAACAATTTCAACTGAAGCATGATCTTCTTCTGCAACAATAGCTTCATTGGCTATATCATCGATAGCACTGTCGCAGTCTGGGTATTGTGATATTTCACGATACCTGCGAATAAGGTCGTTTTCGCCCTTAATGGTATCATCCATGTTCATCACATGTGCATAATACCCAGCAGTAGACGTTACTACAGTTGAACCATCATCTTGCGACGGAGCAATAACTGATAAAGGTTCAGGCTGTTTCTTACGCTGAATTTCAAAACCAAAAACTTTCATTATATATCGATTCTATTTAAACTGGAACTGTACCAACCGGTGTGTTAATTGCAACACTAACACTTGTACCACCCGCAGCACGACCAGTAGAAGTAGCAGATGTCCAAAAGTTATATTGGAACGTTACGTTGAATGTTTCAATCGCATTGCCTTGATCATATCCAAGAGCAATATCACCAACTTCAGTTGGGAATGCATCATGGAAATCATAAGTCTTTATGATTGCGCCATTACGATCAAGTTGATACACAGCCATGTCGACTTGATAGTTTGCTGGATTGGTGATACCATTGGTGTCTGCATTGGCTTGAATACCATTAGACCATTGTTCTAAAGCATTACGAATGTTAAAGTTCGTATCGTTATAGATTGAAACAGTCCAAGGTGCAAATGTTCTTTCACCTGCAAAAGTAACTGGACGACCTCTATATAAAACAGAGATTGGTTCAATAGTAGATGCTGGTAACTGAGCAGTGTTACATAGGAATTGTGCTTGTGACCCAGCGACTGCACCTAAACCCACGAAACCAGGGAAAGCTAAAACAACTCTGAACTGATTGGCGCGAGCGCCACCGCCAGTAAGTTGTGCTTTAAATTCTGAAATGTTTGCCATATTATGACTCCTTTATTCTTTTATTTATTCATCGGGAGATGGTTAGTCTCCCTTTGTAAATTAACCGCCGATTTCGTCAAAGCTTACGCTTGAACGAGCAGCTACGAAGTTTAGTGTAATAAAGTTGATAGAACGATTTGGCTTGATGAAGATACTTGCAACAAACTCATTACGATCAATAACTTCACCAGTATTATTTGTGGAATCACACTTAACGCGAAAGTCAATAATACCACGACGACCTTGTACGTTACGTAAGAATGGTTCTACTATATTACGGAATTGAGCACGTGTAAAGTCATCGTTGAATTCAAACAACTGATACTTAGCGGCTGTAGCAACTGCTTTTTCCAATACAATGAATAAACGACGCACATTGATACGATCAAATGCACTTGGTTTAGCTAAGTATGTTTTATCGCCGTAAAGGATAGTGCCTTGACCTGGGAATGTTACAACTGGGTTAACACTTTCCTTGTAAAGATTATCACGTTCTGTTTGGCTTGGATTGAAACCTAACTTAACTACATTCTTTACTTGACCGCGAGTAAAACCACCCGGTGAGAACCATGCATCTGTTGTGTAATCTGTGCGAGCACATAGACCAGCAATATCTGCATTTAGCGGAATCCAACGATATGTGTCATTATAACGATCATATTGATATTTAGCTCCAGTATCTAAAACGGCGTAACTACTGCTAGTTAATGCTGATTTAAATGTTTGAATGTTTGTAACAGCTGTTGCAGGAATGATGATAGGAGAACCATCACTATTACGTGGAGAGATAAACACTACACAATCTTTACGAGCTTCGGCTAAATTATTAATTAAAACATTTGCAGTAGTTGCGCTTACATCGCCAGAAATAACAAGAGAGACATCATACAAGTCAGTGTTGGTGAATTGTAAGAATGCTGCCTGTGTTTCACCATCAGTAGCAGTGAAGTCATCAACACCACCAGCAAGTACAACAGCAGTTGGTGCAGCCTTTAAATCGCGAAGATTTGTAGCAGTTGCAATAGTATCAATGCTTTGACTCCAATCTGCATTTTGCGGATCGTTAATCTGAACAGAACTAGGAGTATTTAGAACCCAAACATACTTCGATCCAGCATTAATTGCATCACGATAATATGTATTAGTACCATCGCTGCGAGTAACACCTTTAATCTTTGATAGATAAGAATATTTTTCAAGAATAGTGTATGGAGTACCCGACCATGTTCCACGACCATTATCAAGAACTAGTGCATGAAGTTCATCATCTGCAATACTCTTTAGTGCTGCTGCAGCACTAGTGCCTGGAGTTCCATTAAAACTTGAAGTAATCACTGAAGCTTTTATTTTATTTTCAGTTCCAACAATATAACTATCTGGATTTGCTAGTGCATATGTATACACTGCTTTATCTACTAAAACAACAGAAATACCATTTCCAAGAGTACCAGCATATCTAGCGGCAAACATTCCATATACTGACGATTGGAAGTCACGGAAGTTAGCAATATAGTCTGCGGCATTTTTAATCTTAACACCAGTTTGAGAAGAAATAACAGCTGCTACAGTAGTAGGAACTACTACGGCGCCAAAGTCACCAGTATTAAATGCTGTGATTGTAACAGTAGGCGCTGCTATGTAGCCAGAACCACCACTAGTAAT